CGCATCGAAGTTGGAGAGTGATTGAGCCATGTGCGTAGCATAGCGTTGCACGAGAACGGGGGCCCCTCAACATGAGGAGCCCCCGAGATATTCCCGATTTTTCGGTGAATCTTAGACCGATGCTTTGGCGTTTCTCTCGGCCTGTCGCCGTCGCTCGATCGCCTCGGCCAGTGACTTCGGAGGCTCGTCCGGGGCACCGGCGGCAGCTCCCCCGCCACCACCGATCGATGCCGGAGCACCGTCGGCCTGCTCACGCTTCGCTGCGATGTACGCCTCGTAGCGCTTCTCTGCCGCCGCGTTCCACTGGGTCGTTGCCGTACGAACAGCGGCCGAGATCGCGTCTAGGTCTCCGCTCTTTCCTGGATCGATGATCTGGTCGGCCAGGGCGAGGATCGCCATCCGCTCAGACTCATCGGTGACCTTCAGGTCATCGAACGTCGACCGGAGTGTGTCCTGCGCCTTCGCCTGGAACTCGGCTTCCTGTCGGGCGGCGAGGTCCGCCTGTTGGGGCTCGAGGACCTGCTTCTGCAGGATCTCGAGGACCTCGCGTTTCGTCAACGGGATGTCGAGGTCTTCATCCTCTTCGGTAGCAGCGGCGGCGTTGTCGAAGGTACCTGGGGTCTGGTTGAACAGTGCCTCCATCTCGCGGGTGCCGAGTCCGAGCGCTTTTCCTGTGTCGTAGAACATCTGGATGACACCGGAGTCGGTCTGGAGGTCTTCGAGAACCTTCGTCCCCGTCTTGGCCTTTTCGGGGTCGATCCCGTCGAACTTGTCGTGGTACTCGCGCGCACGGGTCCGGTAGTCGGCGGCCTGCTTGCGGAGTGTTTCGACGTAGGTGCGATCGAAGGTGTCGAGTCCCTCGGCGAGCTCGGCCGGCTCGGCCCACTCGTCTACGGGCGGCGCCTCGGTCGTTGCATCGGGGGCGATGTCTCCGAGACCGGGATCGGCTGTGGCGCCAGATCCTCCATCGTCGGCGACATCGAAGAAGATTGCTGTACGGGGAAACATGGTGCTGTGACCTCCTGGGTCAGTCAGTGATTGTTGTCCAGTGGAGTGTAGCTACCGACCCATGGACGCCGCCTGCGCGTCACGGCTGTGGCCGGGGACAGCACCCGGCTGGCCGGCGCCTCCGATGCCGGCCCGTCGGGCGACTGCTGTTCCGGTGAGCGCGCTGGGGGCGCGACCGGAAGCGACATCGAGCGGGTTGTTGGGGACCCCGGTGGTCGGGTTGACGTACATCGGGGTCCCGCCGGCGGGGCTGCTCCCGTGTGGCCCACCCTGTGCCTGGGCGGCTGCGGGAGTACCAGCGGCGGGCGGCATCTGGTTGGGATCGAGGGTCGGTGTTCCCGGTGGGGTCGGTACCCCGGACTGCTGGAGTATCAGCTCATTATGGGTCGCCACATGGGCGTCGAACACTGCCCGGATCTCCATCGGGAGGATCTCGTACTCCTGCGTCTTGCGGAAGTTGTTGTGCTCGGTGACGTGGATGGTGTGGTTGTCGTAGTCGTGGACCTCGCAGATGATCCCCTCGCGCAACCTGGTGTTCTCCCGCTGCGACTGCTTCGCATCGAGGTTGAGGTGCTCTGCGAGGAACTCGATCCCCGGCATGTCGAGGGTCCGCAGGAACAGACGGGGGTCTGGGAAGAATCCCTGCGCCTGGAGCTCCATCGCCATCTGGGTACGGGCGGCCTTCGATCGTGGGACGGTGCTCTCTGCGCTGACGTGGACATCGAGGACGTTCTTCACGTCGGCCCCGCTGAACCGATGGGCTTCGAGGTCTCCCTCTTCGGACCAGGTGCGGACCAGACGTTCCTCGGTCCAATACTGCTTGACGAGGTTGAGGATGTGCCACCCGGTCTCCGCGATGGCGGCGGACAGCTGTTTGGAGCTGATCGCCATCTTGGTCGCATCGGCCTCTTGAAGCGCGAGGATGGCGGCGGCCGGCATCGACGCGGGAGTGTTCCCCTTGGTCGCGTCGTTCTGGCCAGACCGTTCCCCCATCTCAGCGTCACTTCGCTGCATCCCCTGTTCGTGCTGCGACATCCAACTGTTGCTGGGGATCTCCCACGAGGGAACGCCACCGGTGGGCGCGTAGGGGATGACCTCGACCCGGGAGGTGAGGCGTGCTGTGTCGATGCTGCCGACTGGGGCGAGCAACTTTGGTGTCATGGTGCGACGAAGCATGGCCTCACGAGACCGTGCGTCGTTGTAGTCGGTCTGCATCGGGATCAGGTCGGAGAACCAGGTGCGGCCCTCGCTCGTCCCGATCCCCGGGAGGAGGTTGCACTGCACGAACGGAAGCTGCCCGTGGTCGTACGGGAACTTCTCCTTCTTCTCGAGGACTGTGTTTCCGCACCAGGTGATTACGAGCCCGTTCGGGGCACCCCGCGACCCTGGCCGTAGCCAGTATTGGTGGACCTCGACAGAGTCGGTCCGGTCCTTGCGGGGGTTCGTCCGGGTATCGCCCTCAGCGAGCGCGTAGATTTCGTCGACAATCGACTTCGATTCTCCGGCAGCATCTGGGATCTTTCCCCACTTCTCCCACACCGCCTCTTTCGGCATGGTGGTCGACCACATCGCCCACATCTTGTCGCGCATCGTCATCCCGAACGGGTCGGTGACGAGCTCTGACGCCGGCACACAGGTGACCGCGATCTCCCCAGTATTGAGGACTCCGGTCTTGTCTTCGATGATCGAGTCGCCGGCCTTCGGATCCCACGCCACATGGATGTAGGACCAGCCGAGCGTGATCGGCCAGAAGATGAAGTCGGTGATGAAGTCCGACCACCGGAGCCGAGACATCTCGTGGCTCAGGATCCTGGTCCCCACCTTGGCCGCGCTCACGTCAGAGTCATCGTCCGACGCCGGCCGGCATTCCGGCTGGGCATTTTCCTTCGTCAGCGCTGCGGCGGTCCGCTCGGCGATACCGGCCATCTTGTTGATCGTCAGGCGGATAGGGGCGTTCGGGTCGTCGGAGCGAGTGGTCGGACGCTCAAAGGTCCTGCGCTGCGTGTTCCATGCCACCCATTGCTGCCCGAGCAGAAAGGCGAGGTTCAGCTTCATCTGGTACTCGGGCAACCGACGACGCGCCTTCAGGCGGCGTTCTTCAAGCCAGTGGATCAGCTCTTGGTCATCACTCGGCGGGATATACGGGTTGCTCTCGGACACGGGCCTAGCCTACCGGTGTGTCGTCTCGAGGCACGATTACCTCGATCAGCCCCGTCGGGTCGTACAGCGACATCCCGTCGAGCCGCACCTCTGGAACCTGTTCGAACGGGGATGCGAACGCCGCATACTCCCCGTGAGTTCTGGCCATGAGCCTGGACAGAAGATCCGCCTCGCGGTCCCTGGAGCCCTCCAGGTCTGAGCGAACGCGCGACAACTCTCTGGTCAGGAGGACGATCGTCGGTATCAGCGCGGTGAGCCCGACCGCGAGACCGATCCCTGCCTCAAACACCGGCCGTGATGATGCGGGCGTTGATCTCTTGCTCGAGGTCCTGCTTCTCCGCCATGGTCATCCAGGTGCCGTCGGGTCGCTTCCCCTGCTGGAGTCTGGTCGTGAGCTCCTCGATGTCCCGATTCTCCTTGCGCTGTCGGACGTTGTTGGCGGCATCAACGATGTCGACAACGACGAGTTCTGCCTCGCCGAGCTCCGCCCGGAGATCCTTGATTTGCTCCTCCGCCTGCTCGAGTTTGGTGTAGATGTCCTGGTCCATCAGAACGAGGCCGATGGTCTGGGCCATGTCCTTGACGCACGCGCGGCAGATGGCGAGGATTCCCTCCCCCTCGATGATGACCCCAGAGTTCACGAGGTGGTCGGCCGAGAGACAGGTGTAGCAGCCACCCTTGGCGGCGAGGTCTACGGGGAGAAAGTCTGTGGTGAACATCGGTGCCTACCAGTCTGATCCGAGGATGGGGTGAGACCCTTGGGCCTTGCCGCCAGGGTACCGCCTCGGCCGGTACTCATCCCTGTCGCCCGGGTTGGGTCGGATCCCGAAGTGATCCGAGACTGGCGTCGGGTTGGGGCGGACGATGGGGGTGACGAGGTCGTCGGAGAATGCGAAGGCGTAGACCAGTGCGTCCCCACGGTCAGGGGAACCCACACCACGCTTCCGCATCGTTTCTTTCGTCTCGACCTTGATCTTGCCCGCCTCGATCGTGTACCCAACGCTCGTGAGCTGCCCGATCAGCTTCGGGTCTCGTGGGATGCAAAGCCGAATCCGGTCGGCCTCGAACCGGCGGCGAAGGTGCCACCACCACGCCGACCGAGCATTGGTGTGCTGCTCGTTGATCTTCTTCGCCCCCCGGAACGGGATGAGCTGCCCCCCGCCGATCATCTGCGCCTGAACGTCCTCTGCGTACCCGATGACGCCGGCGCCGACACCATCGGCGTCGTAGACGACGTAGTGGGGCCCGTACTGTCGGACGATGTCCATCACGGGCCCGCGCCAGAAGTTGTCCATGCGGGACGATGGGAATGCTTTGAGGTCGATGACCTCGTCACCCTCTCGGACGACGACGACGGACTCGGCGTTTCCGTAGGTGGCGAGGTCGATCCCGACCTGCCGTGTCGCACCCATCTGGGTCCCGTCCTGAATCGGTTTCCACGCCTTGTCGACCCAAGTCTCTGGGATGAGGGTGTTGTCGCTCAGGTCCCAGAACTCGGCGAGGACACGGGTGGTCCACTCGTACGACCCTGGCCCCATCCCCTGGGCCTCGAGGTCATCGAGGAACCCTTGATTGACCAGGTTGGCTCCCTGTGGAACCTTCTCCCCGGTGAAGTTCGGGGTGTCGTAGGCAGTGATCTTGATCGTGTCGGTTCGAGGAGATCGCGCCTGGGTCGCAGCGTAGGTGTCGGGAGTTGTCGGGTTGAAGATCAGCAGCAGACGGGCATCACCCGAAGCCAGCAGGCCGGTGATCCCCTGGCTGACCTCCTCCGATACGGCTGTCGCCTCGTCGCCGAGGATCAGCTTGTGGGCGGAGTGGTATCCCTGCATTCCTTCGGCGCTTGCTGCGCTCTGCCCAGTGATGAAGTGGTCGGGGCCACCCTCGAGTCGAAGGTCCCCCTCGTAGAGGCGCCCGTCCATTCCGACCCTGCGCGAGATTTTCGGGAAGGACATCCGAAGTTCACCCCAGAGGTTGTCTCGGAGATGCTCGTACTTTGACGATGTGGTGATGACTTTGGAGCCACGGCAACCCCCCATGGTCCCTGTCGGGTCGCACTCGATGCACGGGGTTCCGGGCGTGTAGGCATCGTAGAACGCCTGAACGATCCGTCCGGCGAGCCAGGTCTTCCCAGAAGCGTTGCAGCTAGGGACCGCGACGTGCGCGCGGGGAACGCTGATCGCTCGAGCGATCTCACGCTGACGGGTCCAAAGGGTTTCTCCAGACGCGATCTGTATCCATTCTCCGAGGTCAGCCTGACCGAGCATCCGCAGGCGAACCCGGGAACTCTGGGAGTTGGAGGTCATGCCATGGAGTGTACGGGCGTTGTTAGGCCCACCAGATGGTCAGGTCGGTGGTCGAGCTGTCGCTCTTGGCGAAGATTTCATCGCTTGGGATGAACGCGCCGTGGCCTTCGCCGAAGGTGATCGAGGCGCCGGCGGTCAGCTTGAAGGACCCGGCGGAGGCTGCTGCCGCACTAGTCGCGTTGATCCACGCGGTCTGGGCGCCGACGTTCTGGATGAGGACGAACTGCCGTCCCGGGTTGGCTGGGAGCACCGAGGTTGACGCTGTGGTGAGGGTTGCAACCGATGCGTCCCGCTTTTTCGAGGTGAAAGTCGACATGGGGACAGGCTACCGCAGCCCGTAGTCTTGTGGCATGACGACGTGGCGAATCCCGTTCAAGCGGGCCTGGGATTGGAGAAACGCGGGCCTGACTCCGGACGCTGCCTCGAAACTAGAGCGGGACTGGGAGTACGTCGAGAAGGCGCTGAATGCGTTGCAAGCGGGTAGCGGCGGTGGGGCGACAACTGTCTACACCTCTGATGCGTTTACCCGATCGGCCAACCCGATCGGCACGAGCGACGCCTCATTGGGCGGAGCGCCGATCGCTTGGGCATCGCATACGGGAACGTGGAAGTGCAATGGCACAGCACAGCCATCTGACGGCGAGGTGAAGAATGCCGCATCCGTAGACGTTGGGTTCGCCAATGTGTCGGTACAGTGCATCCTCAACCCTAGAACGCAAAACTTCGCTGAATACCTTGGTATCGCATGTCGGGTTACCGACGCACTAAACCACTACTACCTGGCAGCGCTTTCAGACGGCGGTGGGGGCTGTGGTATCTACTTCGGAAAGTTGGTTGCCGGTACCAATACCGTCTTCAACGCTGCGGGGGTTGTACCGTCATTCGTCAACGGAGGAAGTCTAAGGATGACCTGCGTTGGAACGACTATCACCGCCTATGTGAACGGCTTTCCATTCTGGGTCGCTACCGATACGTCTCACTCGGTACAGACGAAGCATGGGATGCACCACCACCACGATAATCTCGCTGGCCCAGCAAACCAGTTCCTCGGGTTGGGGCGTATCGACAACTTTGTGGTGACTGCCCCGTACTAGCTCTATCGAACTAGGTGGATGACCGTATCCGCAACAAGTGCAACGGCGATCCCGCCGGCGACGAGCAGGCTGCGGTTGACGCGGCGAGTCGGCCGGCCGACCTGAACGTCAGGTGCCGAGGTCTCCGGTCCGTCGAAGAACTCGTAGCGGTGCTCTACCTCTTCGCCGTCGACAGTGCGGACCCATACCCGGTCGATGTCGCTTTCTGACTTGACGGTCCACGCACTCATTTGACCAGGGTATCCGCACCGACAGGAAGTACGTCGATAGGGGCGGCGGTTCCCTCGGCGATCTTCTGTGCTACCACTGCGTCAAACGCCGACGGGTCAACGACGTACGACCCATCCTTATCGAGACGGACGTCAGCGACCGCAAACGGGAGAAGTTTGGTGATTTCGTCAAGTGTGACAGTGCCAAGCTGAATCGCAACATCGAGTACCTGTCCGATAG